ATAAGTATATTAAGTAAAACTCATATAACATTTATGAAAACGATCATAGAAAAACAAATTCTTGAATGGAGAGAAGAGCTTAAAGTTCATAAGGAAAGATTAGAACAAGCTAATACTGTTGCTGAACAAGAAACAAAATTTATTTCAATGATTGAGGGCGGTATTCAGGCACAGGAGATGTTGTTGAAAAAGATCGAGTCATCAGACCAGCCAACAGATACAGTGGAGCTAGACCAAGAATCAGAAAAAGCACCATCAAAGAAATAGGTGCTAAAGCCTTAATTAATGCTTCTTTTATCATGTTTCAAAAAATCGCTAATGTTTTGAGTATTATCTCATTTGTAATGGTAGCTTCTATGAGTGGTGGAGCGTACTTTGGTTACAAGTATGTAACTTCTGAACAGTTCAAAGCAAAAGTGATGAATGAAATATTAGGTAACGTACAAGGTATGATGCCTAAATTATTAGATAATGGTCTACCTAAAATGACAGGGCCATCAATGCCGATTATTAAATGAATTGTTGGCATTGTAAGACAGAACTAATATGGGGTGGAGATCACAGCCTAGATGAAGAAGATTATCCATTAAAATCTGGAGAGTACAGCATGATTACCAATCTCTCTTGTCCTAAATGTTATTCATTCGTAGAAGTGTATCTACCAAGAAATGCCTACGATTGATATACCTGATATAAATATTCCTGAGATATACATTCCAGACGTTCCAGAAATATATGCTCCTCATTATTTAACTATTACAAAACCACCAGATATTGATGTTCCTGGTTGTACCTATCAACATCGTGATATAAAAAATACTGGTAATCGAAATTTATTACTGGAAGATCCGAATGGTGTATTTACAACGTGTGATTTTCCGTTCCCTGGTTTTATTCCTCTTGACTATACACCTGAGAATATGGTCATTACAGAAGAAACACCTGTTAATAATGAACCACCTCCCTTACCAGAAACAAAGCAGCCAGACATTCCTCCATTACCTGAACCTCCCCCACCAGATTTTCCTCCCTGCCCTGGGAAAAATGACCAAAGAGTAGGAGATTTTCGTAACGATAAAAAGTTAGAACGTGTTATTGGGCATGAAAGAGGGCAAGATGGGAGTGAGTGTATAACTCTCTATGAATCAGTTGAGTGGAAAGATCAGTACATACCTTCTGCCCCTCAGTTTGTTGGGGTATTTAGCTTGGCTTTGGTTGGGGCATCTGCTCCCGCTATTCTTCAACTTGTACGACCCCTAGTCAAACAAGCCGTTTCCAAATTGACGAAGCGGAAAAAAAATGTAAAATAAAAGAACCCTGTTCGCCAAGGCAATGGATAGGGCGTCTAGGTAGACAAGTCTAACCGTGCTTGTCTACTGCTTAATTTCGTGAGTATGTGGCATAACTTGATTTGGTGGAATATTAACAATAATATCTTCACAAGTAATAGCACTAGGAGTATTAGGCTTAAAGGTTACACCTAACTTTGCTTGTTTTGCACACATCTCCAAACGATATAAACTGATTTCCATTTTAGTTTTCTTTATTAGTAGTCTTTGAGCTTCAATATTTACTTGGGTCGCTTCATGGCAAAGGGCTGGAGATTTACCTAAAGGAATATTTACTTGAGCAGAGATTCCGTAATTCAAATTAAATGTATCTTTTTCAAATCTAGGTATTTCTGAATAATATAAAACATCTCCAGTATCCTCATCATAGATTGGCGTTCTAGTAATGTATTCTTTGGGTCGTGCGAAAGACCAGCTATCTGTCACATAAGGTGTAATTGTAAGACTAGGTGAAGCACAAACTATGCCCTGACTCATTCTGTAAGATGGCATAGCTGATGGAGTTATCATCGTTGCATTATTATTTACAACACCTTGAGCATTAGATGAAGGAGAAGCAACTGTTGTATTTGCCAAAGCCCTTGCAGGACAAAGGATTATAGCTATTGCCCAAAGGTAGTTGTAGTTTCTGTTGTTGTGCTTGTATTTATTTGACGAGTTATGGTTGTTGTCGTGTCTAATCCTGGAGTGATTAGCGTTTCTTGTAGAGAGAAGGCTGCTCCATCGTTTGTTATTGACCAGCGAGGTATAGCTTCTAAGTTTGGTGAAGTCCAATGAAAGTTCACTCCCCCGACTGTTTGTTCATTCGTAGTCGTAGGAGTAGGGTTGATATATCCCGTTTCAGATTCGATATTATGTCCTGATGCTGAATAGCTGTAGCCTGTTCTGTACTGGTGGCTTGTAATCGTTTCATTTATTACTGATTCAGATGTGCTAGTTGTTGTCGAAGTACCTGTCCGAAATTGAGGAACTACGGGCACGGCTTCTGCGAAGTCTATCCATATAAGTATTACCCCTATCAAGGAAAACTTTATATAACGCAAAAGAACAAGTGCCATAAATCAGAATTGCCAGTAAGACAGATACTATGGGAAGAATCATTCAATCTATTGTGATACGAACTGTAGTGCTACCTATGCAACTAGAACCAGATCCAAATGCACCAGTACAAGTATGAACTCCTGATGATAAAGAAGTCATAGCACCTGATCCAAGAGTACCTCCACTACCTACTGTTGTCTGTCCACCTAAAACTGGTAAAGCTGCTATACCACTAGAAGGAGTTACAGCAGATGGTGTAGCGTCTCCCATAGTAACGGATTCTGTTTTACTAAAAGCTGATCCAGCAGTTGTGATAGTTGTATCTGTTTGAATCATAGCCGGCACTCCGTTGGATAACGAACCAACATTGATCCCACCAATCTTCCCTGATGTTGTAGTATCTCCTACAGTTACAGATGGTGTTATGTTGTTTCCGCTAAGACTATATGTAGTTCCTACTTTGTTTGTAACGACATAAGGCATATCAACACTAATTTGTGCAGAAGTAACAAACTCCTGTTTTATATCCGCAAATGCAGCAGATGGTACGAATAAAAGTAAAGCAAATAGTTTTTTCATTTGTTACCTACTTTAGAGTTCTTGTTATCTACTATAGTATCTTTTTTCTTTTTTATCTGAAAACCTAGTGAAGCTGTAGAAGCTGAAAAAATCGAAGCTATGAATGTGGGGTCAAAATCTACGATCTTTTTGCCAGATGGCGGTTCATAGTATGAAAGGGATAAAAGTGTTGCCGACCACAAAAGTACGCAAACTTTCACAATGGTTTCAACTTTACTAGGCTCTTGATCTTCCATAAAAGTTAAGATTCTTGTCTAATACTAGCATTTTAGCTATGTTTGAAAAGTAACACATAAAACACGATGGTAAAAATTCTAAAACCTATTCTTCTAGTCTTTATCAAATCCAAAGCAATGAAGAGGTTAATAGTAGATCTGTTAAAGGCTATAGCTAAACAAACAGACAATACAATAGACGATCAGGCAGTGGCCTTCATAGAAGCCAGAATGTTTCCAGGATCTACTACATCTCTTCAGTAAATGAAAGTTACTAAATTTCTCAACATTGATATTGAACCAGCACCACCAGAGTTGGAGCTAGAAATTGAGATGCAGTGTAGAGAAATTATGAAAAGTAATAACCTGGACAGTGTGAAAAGATACTGCACTCACATGGTTAGAAAAAAGTTTGACCAAGATATTTTTATGGCTTCGTTACTAAACAGACTTATAGAACTAGAAGCTGATCGTGTAGTAAAAGAAATGAGAAAAGAAAAACCGAAAAATCCCTTCAAAAAGTTTTTTCGTATTCGTTAGCTTTTTTGCTTTCTTCCTTCTATTCGTCTTTGTACAGACTCTCTCCACATCAACTCGTCTTTAGCTTCAGCTATTTTATACTCGGAACTAGGATATTCACGCTGTAAAGCTTCATAAGCTACCTTTCTTACCCATGCAGTACCACGCATACCCTCTTTCTCAGCTTGCTTTTCTATAAGTTCTGCCCTATTTGGGTCGATTAGTACCTGATAATAGCTTTTGTTTCCGTGTTTTAGAGCCATTTACAATGTTGTTCTTGTACTACTCTACCACCAAAATGGCAAATCGGCTTTATCAAGTTGCTTTTCCACATACTTTTTTCTGGCATCTCTCCTTTTCTGAGTTTTACCAGTTCTTACTTCTCTAGCTCTTTTTAAAAAATCAATGATACTAGCCAGGTCTTTGGTAGTCGCCTTCGGGATCTCTTTGTAGAGATCCTTCATCAGGTCGACTCTTATATTCTTCTGCATAAGCAACAGGCATAACCTCCGTAAGAGTTTTGTAGTATTTTACTCCAAGCTGTTTATTGTGCTTGGAGATATACCATCCATGTTCATTTTTACAAATACCGATCATTAGTGCACCTCGCTCCATTTATCACCAATGGATACTTCAGCTAATGCTGGTACGTCACCCAACCATTTTTCTTCTGCTTTTTCCATTGTAGTTTTAAGAATCTCAGCCCACTCTTCGGCAATATCCTCTTTAACAAGAAGTATCAATTCATCATGAACGGCTGCTGCAATCTTTACTTTATCCTCGCCTGTTTCTTTAACTTTGCTCCATAAGTTACCTAATGCACACTTCAATATCGCAGCACCAGCACCTTGAATGGGAGTGTTGCATCTAACTGTAGTTCTATTAAGATCGCCTTTCAAGAACCTACGCATATTAGATACTGGAACTCTAGTCTCAGGCCATTCATCATCCTCTGTGGATCGTGAAAGATAGTTCATTTCTTTCTGCCAATCTCGAATACCACTATATGTATTTAGCCAGTTGTCACGGATTTGTACAGCTTCATCTGGCGACATAATTACACCGCTACTTCCAGCATACTTTCGTAAACCTTCAGCACCAGCACCATACAGTAAGCCAAAGTTAGCTGACTTAGCTATCTGTCTATCACACCCCATCTGTTCAGCCGTATAGTCATGCAAATCTTCGCCACGTTGAAACGCAGCAGTCATGTTCTTGTCTTTAGCTAGTGCAGCAGCAAGACGTAACTCCATCTGTGAAAAGTCAGCATCAACTATCTTCCAACCCTGGGGAGCTTGTACACATTGTCTAAACTCTGAATCTCTTGGTATCTGTTGATTATTTGGCTTGATACTGGACATTCTTCCTGTATCTGCCCCAAGCTGCATATAAGATGCTCTAACAAAACCATCATCTGACATTTTATCTTGTATGCTCTCAATCATCTGCCTACGTTTTTCTCTACGTTTCCAAGTCATAAGTGTTTGGATCGTGGGCGAATCAGCAGCACAATTTTTCAAAGCATCTTTGGCAACACTAGGCTTGCCGTCATTGTTCACTGGTGTATAACCAAGTACTAACTCAAGTTTCTCTAATAATTGTTTAGAGCTTTTAATGTTGAACCCTGCATACTTCTTAGTGCCTAGTCTGATTGAACCTTGGTCTTTCGCACGAAGGTTAAACGAGCCATCTTCATTTCTAGGTAGCTTTTTTCCAAGTGGTAAGTCATTATCAAGCTCTCTAATAAATTCGTTACCCAACTCTTTAATGTCATCTTCATAATCAATGCGACATTGTTCTAACTCTTCTCTATTCCAAGGTAGCCCA